AAATGTCTGCCCATGTAGCTTTTCCTGCCGCCTTACCTTCCAAAGATGCATCTAATAATGCATCCCAAGCCGTAACAAAATCTGTCGACCCGTTGAAGTTAAGATTCCAGTCTCCACCAGTATCACCAACACCAGCAATGTACTGTTTGATCTTATCCTCAAAACAGGATACATCGATCTTATCTTTAGTGACATTGATCCCGGCAATCTTGCTGCATCGCTTGATCCAAGTAAATGCCTTTGGCTTGGTTCCAGCTGTCTCCTCAACAGCCCATCCAAATTTCACTCCTATCGTAGATAAATCCATCTGCTTTTCCTCCTTTTTGGAAAACAAAAAGAACCCCGAAATCTCGGAGTCCTTTCATTTACTGTTTCTATCATAAAAAGATCAATGATCTTCTTATTCCATATTTATTTTTTACAACTCATCGCCGTCCCCTACAATCCTGCGAAATCTTGCAATGATCCGGAAATACTCCCGGTTATCTGGGTACGGACCAGCAATCAGATCATACCCCATGCTAAGCATCACATTTCCTGCCGCATCCATGATCTTTCTCGCTTCTGTCTGCGATCCATTTGGCGATGCTGCCGAATACGCATGTAACTCGATCGTGGATGTGATGTAGCACTGCGTATTCTGGAAGTCTCTGCCTGCTGTGGGTTCTCCAAGCGATTTGATATACAAACACGGAAACTGTGTCGGTGCACTGGATGAATCCGTAGAAGTCAGATACAACTTCCGATACGGTGCATCCGGATCTGTTTTCAGCCTCTGCATCATACGCTTATTAACCTTGTTCCATACGCTAAGCACCGGCAAACACCTCCCTCGCTATCTCCTCTATTCTTTCCCGCAGATCCATACCGGTCTGGTACAAAAAAGGACGGCTTGGCATTCCATTTGTCCAATGCCATTCGCCATCCTTAAAATAATACCAACCCATATCGCCATGCTGATTCACATCATATTTCCACCCCACAATGGAAGTATCCGGGTGCGGGGATTCCTGCCCTACGACGCCTGTACCAAACTCCACATATGCCGCCCACGGACAATCCGTGATCACAAGCCAGCTTGCACCATCCGGCACAGAACCACTGTACTCTGCACGAATGCTTGATAACAGCTCACCGCTGTAGATTGCATCAAAGTCCGCAATGTTCACTCTGGCGATCTCTACGCCAATCTCTGCCACACGCTGAGCAAGGATACGGCATTTATATGTAAGCTGTTCCTGGTATGCCTGCATTTGTTTTATGGCAGCATCAATGGAGGAGAGGCTGTCGTAGGTGAAATTTATTTGTGTTGGCATGATATTTCTCCTATATCTTTCCCATTCTCTTTGAGAATTTTCATCTGTTTTCTTCCCCAAAAATCATTTAATAAATATTTTTGAATTTCCAAAGACAAACGCACATGAAAATTCACTAAATAATCTAACTCTTCCGTAAATTCCTCCTTTGTATTGTAATTCCTTTTAACTGCCTCCATTAAATATTTAGTAAATTCTGAATATTGATTTAATTGCGGAAATACTAATATATAGTTATTTATAATAGCTACAACTTTGTATGCATCAACACCTATATCAATTATAAATTTCTGATATGGTTCTATCAATTCTAACGCGGAGTTAGCTAATCGGATTTCATTTCTAAAATCTTCTGCCCTATTCCCCATTTTAGTCAAATAAGTAGAAATGCTATTCCACACAGTTACTCTTAGTTCCATTTTCTTTGAAAATTTATTTAACTTAAATGTAAAAATCAAAGATAAAAATGCACCCATAAAAGTACCAAACATGGATGAAAGGCAATTACTATTCAGAAAATCTAAAAATTGTTTATACATTATGCTATTCTCTCCTTTCATTACCATTATACAGAAAAAAGAGATTCATTGAAATATTATTTTGCAACATTTAACTCAATGCTTTCCATAACTGCCCTCGCTTCAAGAACTGCAAGATAATCTGTCATTGCCTTAATCTGCATATTGTAGGTACTTCTAGGACAAGTAGGTTCAAATGATAATGTTTCATTATCCCACTGATCAAGCATTGTTTTCAGTCCCTTATATCTGATCGCAAGCTGATTATATTCAGCCTTGAATCGATCCTTATAATCGTTGCTGTTCATAAGGATTGCTGTTGATGGAAGTTTTGTACTGTCATACTCTCTATAAGCTTCCTCAAACTGTTTCTTAGGTGACCAGCTTTCATACCCATCGGAATACATTACCAAATATCCCTCATCCGCCGGATTTTCATCTTTTGGGATAGTCCAACCACGGTATTTATTGTAATCTCCTCTGTTCATGGGTCTTGCTTTAATCATCTTTGTACCAATATACTGTTTCACTATAAATCTCTCCTTTACCAATCCTCTAAATCACCACTCGAATCCCGCCCCGACTCTTCTGTAGTGTTCTCTGTCTCCTGTTCCATATCTTCCACAACACTTTGTGCAATCAGCTTCACAGCAATACGCAGACTTTGCATTCCATCCAACGGATGTGCCGCCACTTTATAATTTGCACTGGACGGATCAACAGAACCATCATCAAGATATAACGGCTCCTTTCCAATCCATAAAAGCGTTGTTTCCGTGATCGGCAACCCCATATCTGTACTACAGATAATGCGATCATAATCCACCGATGTTCCAAATGGATTCTCCTGTGCATTGCTCTGTCCCGTACTAAGGCTTGCCCGAAATGCCACTGGCTTCTTGTATCTGGCTTTACACTCCAGCACGTCATCGCCTACCGGCATCTGCTTATCATACAGCGCATAATACATTTTGCGCTTATTTCTCTTTAACTGCTTTCGCATAAACATCTCTCCCCATAATTGGTATCGCTCCCAGCCTCCACATAGATACCGCCCTGCTTGACATAAGGAGAGATTCTAAGGAATCGCCAAGCGTACCACTTAATTTTCTAATA